ATTTCCGTTCAAATTATCATTTAGAAAATCTTGTCTTTATTTAATGGATGACTATAATATAACATCATTAAATAACTCTCAGCACGAATGGGCCGTTCAGATATTGAACACTTTAACGCCTTACATTATTGAAGGTATAAATTCGATTTTTGATGAAGCATATAAATTATGCATTGAGAACAGGGAAAAAGAAAAATATTTAATGACTTTCCAGAACCTTTTAGCTAGAATTCCCAAATGGAATAATACTATTATAGAAGAGGAAACCAAACGTATAGTTGATAAAAGCAAGTGCTTATATTTAGAAGACTTAATTTCTTGTGTTCATATATCACATTTAAAGATCTTGACGTCTATGAGGGTTACAAAAACGCAAAAAAAAATAAACATAAATGTTCCGGTATTGAAAGATTTTATTCACAAAGTTTACATTCACTGCGGTAGAAAGTTATACACAGTAACTTATTTATTTGAAAGAGACATTGAACCGTTAATAATGCAGAAAAATCGAAAAGAAATTGAGGATCATGTTAATAATGCCATATTAAATGCTATTAGAGAAAGTATTCCTGTAGAAGAGATATTAAAAGCTTATATGGACGAATCTACTGATTTGATAGCAAGCGTAAACAAAGATGTAATTGTTGAGGAACAAGAACAGCCAAAAACTATGAGTGAAGCGGTAGTCAAAAATGAGCCTGTCGAAGTCAAAAATGATCCCGTCGAGGTCAAAAATGAGCCTGTCGAGATCAAAGAAGCACCTATAGTAGTGAAAGAAGCACCTATAGTAGTCCAAGAGGCATTAGCTCCACCACCAACGCCTGTTGTAAATAAACCAGACAACGTTACGTTGTCGTTTTCAGAAATAGATAAGGCAATATCGGTGGACAAGGTCGAAGAAAGTGTATCTGCACCTAAGGACGTGGCTACTTTAGAAAAAATTAGTGATGAAAATCACAAAAAACGTAAGGAAGAGGAAGAGGAAGAAGAAGAAGAAGACGAAGGTAAATTAGTTATAAGTGATGATAAAATAGATTTAAATCCTTTAGACATAAATGAGATAAAAATGAAAATAGATGAAAATCCATTGTTGTCTGATATAGAAGTTTTAATGTAAGGGTGCGTTATTATTAGTTAATTATAATTTAAATATAATTAAATGGACGTAATGTTAGTTGCACCAGCAGTTATTACGGCTTTATTTTTCATCATTAACTATATTGATATGAAATATATTAAAAAGACTGAATTATCAAAAGATGTTATTAAAAATACAGTTATAGTTACTGTCAGCAGTGTAGCTGGTATATTTGCTGTAAATAAATTAAAATTTTTAAAATCTAAGGCTAAACCCGAGAAAGCTCAGGTATTTGTAGATAAACCTGAGTTTTAGAAATAATTAATTATTTAATAATATTAAATATTGTTTAACATTATTAATTAAAATGATAATTACAAGTGAAGAAGTAAAAAACACACTATATACGGGTATAAAATTAAATATGTTTTGGACTGCAATACACTGGGTTTCAGTACAACTGTACCATAAATTATGTATTCCATCAACATTTTCTGGATACATATTTACCCCAATAATGACGCAAGCACCACACTGCAAGACATTAATTTGGTTGCATAATACCTCTATAGAGGCTTTTAATTCATTAAGAACAATAGTAGTAAGTTTTGGGGTTGCGGTAGTTCATACATACTTTTCCGTTGATGATAAGATAAAAATAAAATAAATTGATATTAATTAAATAACTAATAATAAATTATATCATAATGTCTCTATCGGTTGAACCAGACTTATATCAAGTAGCTGTAGATGAAAATGGAACATATATTAATGCAATGCCGTCATTTAATAATATTAAAAATGGAATCAGGTGTCCATGCGGTAGTAGAAAAAACCAAGTTTATAAAACTACTGCTAGTTTAACTAAACATTTCGATTGTGAAAAGCATAAAACGTGGTTAAAAAATTTAAATCATGAAAAAATTAATCATTACAATGATTTAATTAAAACTCGAGAGGTATTACAACAACAACAACAAATGATAAGAGAATTAAAACTTGAATTACAAGAAAAAGATAGAATAATAATTAATCTTAATAAAGATATTAACAAATTACAAAAACCTACGTACGTACCTGTTGGTAATTTACTTGACCTATGATTATACCATACATGGTATAGCATCAATATCCACTACTTTTGTATTCTTTTTAATGCTTTTCTTAGATACCGAATACTTGCTGAATATAGTATCTTCTAATTGTGCTTTTGGGGTTATGTTATGTACGCTTCTTGCGATCATTTTATATAATTTGAATTCGGGATATCTTTCTTCGCCATTTTTTTTATATAAGATATTTCGTCCCTTGTCATCTTTACACCATTTTTCCATTAGGATTTTAATAGGATTATATACCTCGCTATTTTTATCATCTTCGTCCTCGTCAATTAAGTTATCGTATAAAGAGCAAGCTAATCTGCATAAATCAAAACTGTAATTAGGTTCTAATCTAGGTTTTTTGTCATTAAAATATGGTTCGAAATTGTATTGTGTAGCAGCGTCACCGCTTAACGAAAAACTGTCACTGCAATGTAAATTTCCATTATATTTATAGATGGCACGACCAAAATCAATAATCTTAAATAATTTACCATATGTTGGAACTTTGTAATAAACTCCTTCGAAATGATAAAATATGTTTTGTTTGTCGGTTTCTACAAACATAACATTATTCGTATGAAGATCATTATGTGTGAAATTAAACACTTTTTGATATGTTGCAAGCGTCATAATAATTTGCATAAACGCAGATATCAATTCGGCATAACTAATGTCTTCTTCTATTAATTTGTCTAACGTTGTTTCACACGCTTCTAATGCTATAATATTTACCGGAAATTCATTTATTTTAATATCAAAGTTTTCGTCATCACCGTCACTACCATCGCTGCTACCATCGCTACCGTCATCACTACCGCCATCACTACCATCATTATCTTCTTCATCATCCGTTACAGAGGATCTAGATGAACAACTCGAATGCGTAGAACGACTTTGTTTTGTAGAAATATCAACCAACGAGATATCGCTTACAAGTACACCAGACTTCAAATCATTATCATTATCCTTGTCATCGTCTAATCCTGTGATAGTCATTAATGAAGATAAATTAATTGATTCCTCATCCTTTTTGATATTGAGTTTAATTTTATTTTTAACAGAATCATTGTTAATAAGTTTTTTTAGTTCATCTGTAACTTTGAATAAGCTATTTTTGTTTTCATTGAAGAATGATGAATTCAGCATATATTCTATATCGTCTTCGCTATTGAAAATATAGTCATTTTTGACTCCTAGGAACCCGCCATGGTAATCCAATCCATGTACAAATCCGTATTCGTGTAATAATTTACTAGTTAAATAAGAAAAAAAACTATCCACATAAGCCGCGTTGTTTACGTCTAACATCTTTTTATCACAATTTTTATCGCCGCAAGGTAATATATTTATATCATCATCTTTATATTTACCAATTAAATATTTCAATGGGTCTATTAAAGGAGCAAATTTAAAGAATACCTTTACTTTTTTTTTGTTGCCTTTTTCGTCTTCTACGAAGGCTTCGTATATTTTATCCGATATTTTCTGGGTAATACTTGTAATTTCCCATTTATTATTGAGATTTATACTATTTCGGTTGTTTTCGTTTAATGTGAAAAATAAATCATATATTGGAATATAATTCTGTAATTTGCTTACATCCAGTTCCTTTTCTAAATAGGGGAATGCTATATTCTTATTTTTTCTATAAAAAATAGGTTCCATATTTTAACAGATATAAAAATATCTTAATATTTAAACTAATATTAATATGCGTTTTTAAAATCTTTTTTTTCTCTAATATTAGAAGTATGACTTTAGAATTAAAAAAATTTGATATGAAGACAATAAGTTTCAAACCAAATGAAAATAAAGGCCCTGTCATAGTTTTAATAGGGCGACGTGATACAGGAAAAAGTTACTTAGTCAGAGATTTATTGTTTCATCATCAAGATATACCTATAGGTACGGTTATATCAGGAACAGAAGCAGGTAATCAATTCTACAGTAATCATATTCCAAAACTATTCATACACGAAGAATACAATAGTGCAATTATAGAAAATATTTTGAAAAGACAAAAAACCGTTATGAAACAAATAAATAAAGAACAGGCTAATTACGGGCGTTCTAGTATAGATCCAAGAGCCTTTGTAATATTGGACGACTGTTTATATGATGCCGGATGGACTAAAGATAAACTGATGCGATTACTTTTTATGAATGGTCGACATTGGAAAATCATGTTGGTGATTACGATGCAATACCCGTTAGGTATTCCTCCGAATTTACGTACAAATATCGATTATGTTTTTATACTAAGAGAACCTTACATATCTAATCGTAAAAGAATATATGATAATTATGCAGGTATGTTTCCTACGTTTGAATCTTTTTGTCAAGTAATGGATCAATGTACTGAAAACTATGAATGTTTGGTAATAAATAATAACGCAAAAACTAATAATTTAACCGAGCAAATATTTTGGTACAAAGGAGAAAGTAGAAAAGATTTCAGATTAGGTTCAAGAGAGTACTGGGAAATGTCCAAAGAACTTAACTCCGATGATGAAGATGAGCAATATGATCCAAATAATACGAGAAAGAAGAGTGCTGGACCTAAAATTAATGTAAAGAAAACACGATGGTAAGTATTAAATCAAATAATATTATATTGTGATAGTATTATTTGATGATTAAGCATAACAATTGGTTCAGTACAACAGACATTAGCGATAATATTATAATAACTTTCAACAGCACCACCAATAATCAAGAGTTTGAAGAGTATTTGAATTACTACAAAAAGATATATGATTCGCAAAAGCATATTGAAGTAGTATTTGATTGCAGAAATATAATTTATATATCTATTGAAAATATCTGTAAAAAAATAGTTTTAATGAAAACTATGCAGCCAACACATAAAATTTATTTGGATAAATTTTATATTATAGTAAGCAGTAGATACATGCAAACTGTAATAAATTTTGCATTTTCTGTTGTTAAACCTGTATCCGAGTATGAAATATTAGACACGCTTCCTTCGGGTTTTCTTTAAATAAGTTCTTCCCTTATTTCTTGTTTTTTTACCGCCTATTGGATTCTCTTTGCTATCCGCGGGACCCGTCTCCTTCGTCTCCTCCATCTTATTCTTATCCGCCTCCGCCTTCGCATCCGCATCCGCCTTCTCCTTCGCCTTCGCTTTTCTCTCCTCGTCGGCCTTTTTTTTTGCCGCGGCGACGGCGGCGACCTTAGCTTCGGCCTCAATTTTTTGGATGTTAGCAATAGCTTCTTTATCAGCGTTTTCTTTCAATTCATTACTAATAATAGTGCTTTGACGGTTAAAATTATCTTTAACCGTTTTTAAATCTTGTAGTTTTTTTAATTTTTTTCGTTCGGCTTCGATTTCCTTTTCATTATTCTCGATATCATCTGTAAGTTCCGCGATTTCTTCTGCAATGTTATTTTGATCCTCTATAGTAGCATTTTTAATATTATCTTCTTTTGCTTTCTTCTTGACTCTATTTTCAGTTAACGCCTTGTTTAACTTTTTAATCGTAGCCTCAACAATTGGTATTTGTCGATCAATATCAGTTATTATATTTTTTGCGGCATCACTTTCATCTTTAGATTGTTTTTTATACATAACTGCTTCTTTGCGTTTCATTTCTAGCTCTATAAGATCTTGTAATTTTTGTTGATTTTTTTCTGTATCACCATCACCGGCATTCTTATCATATAAATACTCTTTATAAGCTTCCGCGCCCGCTTCAGGAAAATATTCTTTAAAATGTTCTTTAAGTAATGTTTCGTTTTTGTGGGCTTTTTCTGCCCATTTTTTAGCCTGTTCTTTTGCTGCGTCTGATTTCGATTCTTCTTCTTGTTCTTTTATAGTTTTCTCCAATGTTTTTTTTATGTCTTCTTTTCTCTCCATTAGTTTTTTTTCTAACGATTTGTCATTACTTTTTATTGCTTCTCTAAGTTTTTTATTCGTTTCGGCGAGTTCTTTATTAAGCTTTTCTCTTTTTCTATTGCGTCTAACATAATTATTCTTTAGTTTCTTTTCTAGTTCAAGTCCTAAAACAATTATAGTTTTATTGATATCAAGTTTTTGTTTCAACAAAGCTTTTTCCAATTCCTCGTCAGTGTAATCAATTCCTCTTGGTAACTTTTCTTTTATTTGATCTAGAGCGTCAGCTAATTTATCTTTTTGTGCTGAAGAATATTTTTTGCTAGCTTTAAATATAGTCTCCAAATCCAACCCTTGAAAACCGTTAAAATAATTAACAACTGCGCCTAGATCTAATTCTGTATTGACTACATTTAGAGGAACTGCTGGCAGAATTTTAATACCAATAGAAGGCATATCGGCACCCGGTCTTTTATTCATTTCACTCATTAACTCTTGTTGTCTTTTTTTTTCTGCTGCCTCTATTAGTTTTTCTTTTTCCTTTATCTTGTATCCTTCATCTTTAATATTTATTTTATCCATCTCGATATTTAGTTCCCGCTGTTCTTTTTTAGTGAAATCTTTTCCATAATCTACATACCGCTTAGTTTTTTTCATATCTTCACTCTTATAATGATCAATCAACGGGGTCATTAACTTTAAACGGGCGCGCTTAACTTCTTCTTTCTCTTGGGGTTCGTTATTTATAACACTTATAACAGCATCTATATCCTCACCAAATAATAAATTATTGGTTTTAAAGAAGTCCTTAATTTTATATGGAGTTTTAATGTTAGCATCCACAAAATTTCCGGCTTTCACTATATAATCTTCATTTTCTTTGTCACGTTCTATAGTTTCTATATCACTAGCATTAGATTTTTCTAATTTATCTAAATTTGTTGATTTATTTAGATCATCCGATACCTGCTTCTTGGCTTCGGCGATTTTCTCTTTTAACTTCTCCTGTTCATGTAATTTATTATTCGTCTCAAAACTCATTATATATATATACATTAGACATATTTATATAATATTATCACCTTCAAATAATTCTGTTTTAACTTCGTCTATTGTCACTGTTCCCCTTTCTTTTAGTGCGTTTTCTTGTGTATTCAGTTCTGATACACCAACTAAATTACCCTGTTCATTAATGCTCTGTGTTAATTTATTACCGGTTTCTTTAGCCAATGCTATATTTTCTTCTATAGCCTTTTTCTTGCTGTCTTTGACACGCTGTTCGAAATAATCTTTGGCTTTGTCCTCGTTTTCTTTTTTCTTTGCCATTAAGTCATTTAATTCTTGTTCCAAATATTCCACTCTTCCAGTCTTGTATGCTTCTGGCTCCCAAGGCATCCATAAACCTACTGGTCCTACAAATACATCAAAATTAGGGTCAATTTCTCTAAGTAACTTGGCTCTCATTTCGGCTTCTTTTTGTGTAGGAAATGTTCCCCTAATTTTTATACCTCTAGTGGAAGTTTGAAAATCGTTTTTAGCATTAAATTCGCTCTCTAATCTTTCCTCGTTATTGTCTAAATATGTTTTGTATTCATCAAACACTGAAGTGTTGTAGAGCTTATGGTTTTCTTCTTTGCAAAACTCGGATAGATCTTCGGATAATAATTTAAAATCTAAATTGTATTTGTATGAAATGAAATTTACAAATTGATTAAATTTCTCAACTGATTTGTTTAAATCCCAAGATTTTAGGAATTCTTCAAAAAAGAATGCATTCTTATTTTCGATAATCTTTTCAGGTGACACAAATGATATACACACGAATTTTTGATTGGCGATTGGTTTGTCTTCGTCAAGTAGGTCTACCTGTTTTTTCTCTTGAACTTGAGCCATATATTAATTACTTTAGTAAAAAATATTTAAGTTTTAATTTATTAAAATATTTTTTTTCTTATTAATAATTATAATGAATGTCAACATGGGAGAATTTGTTAAAAGAGCGATTAAGTATTTAGTTGAAGGCTTAATGATTGCGATTGCTTGCTTCATTTTACCTAAATCACCTATGAAAGCGGACGAGATTGCATTAATTGCATTAACGGGTGCTGCTACCTTTTTAATTCTTGACACATATGTACCAAGTGTAGCGGGAAGCGCAAGAATGGGTGCTGGCTTCGGCATTGGCGGCAATCTTGTTGGTTTCCCTCGTTAGATGATTTATAAACAAATGATAAATTATATTTGTTTATAATAAATGAGAACAAGAAAAAATTGTTATATTTATGAAAGTTGTCAACATGTGCCGTGTGGTAAATCTATGAATAAATGTCATCCATCATATTGTTATCCAAAATCAAAAACAGAAAAGTATAGCTCGCGTAATTGGAGTAAGTGCAATGTTAATAAAAAGTATTGTTTAAGCGAAAAGGGTTGTAGATTAAAAAAAACTGCGAAAACAACAAATACAGTACATGCTTTAGAACTGCATAGGAAAATGCCATATATATGGCGTTTTCTTAAGCCAAAAACTAGAAAACATATGATAGATTTGGCTAATAAAAAAGTTAAAGATATTGATATACCTTTCAGTATTTTTCCCGATTATGACGAAGGATTAAATAAAAAGAAAAGGAAAGAAATGATAAAATTAAGAAAGAAATATAAAGATATTTAGATAGTTGGTATAAATTGCCATCCAAGTTCGCCACATATTTTTTTCCATATTTCATCTTGTTCTATTCGTTTTTCCCTATCTTTAAGCATAGGAAAATAAGGCAAGAATTCTTCTTCATCCAACAATTCGCATAATTTATATATGGTATAATAATAATTTAAGAAGTTTACTCTGTCGCCGGGGCAAAATTTCGCATATGGTTGTTGAATATCCATAAATAAATTACATAACTTGTCTTCTAATTCAGGCGTCATTATAGGAGGTTTAATGCCTAACTTGTCTTTTATAAAAGGTATGTGTTCATAAAACTTATTATATCCCAGTTTTTTGAGTATATCTTTGGCTTGTTTATTAGTTAATTCATCTATATTGGTTCGTTCTTTTTGAATTTGCATTTTAATATTTTCAATGATTTCATCAGGTATTTGTGTGGTTTCTTTAGCTTGAAATTGAGCCAATATTTCTCTAAAATGATTTATTCTTTTATATGCATAAAAACATACTTCTTTAGGCGGTTCTTTGTATGATGGTTTTTCATTTTCTATCAGATATTTGAATTGTTTGGCACATTGCTCATTGTTACATATAACAACACCTTCATATTCTACTGGTATTAATTCGCCTTTTTTACAAATAGAACAAATATTAGATTGACATATACACTTTTCAATATCAATATATTTATCATCTATATTTGAAAAATATTTTGAAATATTTTCATTGGTTGTTTGTTTAAGGCCTTTGTTCGACGATTTAATGAAAAAATTGTCTATCATAGTAGTTTTGTTGTTTCCTTCAGATACGGTCTTCTTTTTTTCGAAATAGTCGAATACATATTCCGAATTATTTAAATAATAATTTTTTTGAAAATCCTTTATGTTTTTAATTTCCTTTCTAAGTTTTTTTATCTGGTCTATCGTTTCAAATTTGTCTTTTAGGTTTAGTTTTCCTTTGAGATGAGTTTTCAATCTTTCTATTTCTTTCTCATTATTGGGAATCGTTTCACACGATTCCCTTTTAAACCTATTCAAAATGTCGTTGTGTTTTGTATCTAATGTGATATTATTAACACTACTAGTTTTAATAACTTTTTGATTCTTAGGTTTAAAATTAGGCATATATATAATTTAATTATATATATTTAAATGTTTCAAGTTCAGTTATATTTAATGTTTTCTTTTTAGTATTAAATGGAAAATGAAAATAAAATTTTAGTTAAAGAGAAAAAAAACAAATTTATTTTAAACGCTATAGAGGACGGATGGAGTGTTTCTAAAAAGAAAAACTTGTATATTTTTACAAAGGATCGAACTAACGAATTGAATGTAATGTCGGACGACTACCTTAAAGATTTTATAGTCAAATATTTATCTAAATGATTAGTTAAATAAATAATTTTATTTAATACTAGATATATGGTCTTGTTATATAGGTGTATATTTATCTATGTATATTAAATAATTAATTTAATTTTGAAAAAATTTTTTTCTTTAGCAATATTATAATCATGGGAGGTGGTTTAATGCAATTAGTAGCTTACGGCGCACAAGACGTTTACCTTACCGGTAATCCCCAAATTACATTCTGGAAAGTAACATACCGCAGACACACAAACTTCGCGATGGAATCGATCGAACAGACATTCAACGGCCAGGCTGATTTCGGCCGCAGAGTAACATGCACAATCTCGCGCAACGGCGACCTTGCTTACCGCACACTTTTACAGGTTACATTACCTGAAATTAACCAGGGCATGAACGCCTCTGGCGATGTTTACGCTCGCTGGTTAGATTTCCCTGGCGAGCAGTTAATCTCGCAGGTTGAAGTCGAAATTGGTGGACAGCGCATCGACCGCCAATACGGTGACTGGATGCACATCTGGAACCAGCTCACGCTTTCGTCGGAACAAGAAAAGGGCTACCACAAGATGATTGGCAACACCACACAGCTTACATTCATCACCGATCCTTCGTTCGCTGACGTCGACGGCCCCTGCGAATCGAGCGCCCCTAAGAACATCTGCGCTCCTCGCAACGCCTTACCTGAAACAACACTCTACGTTCCTTTCAAATTCTGGTTCTGCTGCAATCCTGGACTTGCTCTTCCTCTTATTGCCCTTCAGTACCACGAGGTCCGCATCAACCTTGACCTCCGCCCCATCGATGAATGCTTATGGGCGGTTGGCACTCTTGATCCTACAACCGGCGGATCATCGGAAAAGGTTGTCACTGCTTACAACCAGTCGCTTGTTGCGGCCTCGCTCTTCGTCGACTACATCTTCCTCGACACCGACGAACGCCGCCGTATGGCCCAGAACCCCCACGAGTACCTCATCGAGCAGCTCCAGTTCACTGGTGATGAATCGGTTGGTTCGTCGTCGAACAAAATCAAACTCAATTTCAATCACCCTTGCAAAGAGCTCATCTGGGTCGTCCAGCCCGACGAGAACGTCGACTACTGCTCGTCGCTCGAGGGTCAGTCGCTCCTCTTCAGAACGCTCGGTGCTCAGCCCTTCAACTACACCGACGCCGTTGATGCTCTACCCAACGCCATCCACGCTTTCGGTGGCAAAAGCGCTGTTGGCGGTACCAACGCTTTCATCGACGCTTCGGGTCTATTCGAGTCGGCTGGAGCCGTCGATGCCTCGGGCGCCCTCAGCTCATCGCTTTGGGGCGGCGCCGATGGTGTGGGAGCATTCGATGTCGGCGTCGACGGATACCAAGGTTCGGCTGTTTCGGATGCCGGCACATTCGTCCTCACCGAAACATCGCTCACCCTTCACTGCTGGGGCGAAAATCCCGTTGTCACTGCCAAACTCCAGCTCAACGGACAGGACCGCTTCTCGGAGCGCGAAGGCACATACTTCGATCTCGTCCAGCCTTTCAACCACCACACCCGCCACCCCGACACCGGCATCAACGTCTACTCGTTCGCTCTCCGCCCCGAAGAGCACCAGCCTTCGGGAACATGCAACTTCTCGCGCATCGACAACGCTACCCTCCAGCTCGTTCTCTCGAACGCCACTGTCGAGGGCACAAAGACCGCCAAAGTACGTGTCTACGCCACTAACTACAATGTGCTCCGCGTAATGAGCGGCATGGGCGGCCTCGCTTACTCGAATTAAGCACCTTAATTAAGCAACCTTAATTAAAATAGAATAAAGTAGGGAAATTAATTTTTCTCTGCTTTATTTAATTTTGATACCAAATCTATTATTGGTATATCGTCTAAGTATAATGACTAAAATAATAACCACCACTATAAATAATAAAAACTTAAATAACAAGTTTATAATATAATTTTTATTATGGAAGCTTTTGATATCAGATTCATATAAATTTAAAAATTTTACACTTGCGTCTACTGCCGTTCCCATATGAGCAATCGTTGGTCTTTTACCTTTTGTAAAACAACCTAACGCATAAAGATTCTCTATATTACCTTTTATAGGTAAATGACCAAGATCTTTACGTGTGAAACCTGTATTCTTTGATTGCCATTTACCATCATAATGTTCAATACCTTCACTTATTGTTATAGTATAATGTTTTGGTAATTTATAATTTTCATTAATTTGTTTTATACATTCTTCTACAACTTCATCCTTACTACATTGATTAGCTGTTTTATTTATTCTTTTTGACTTTACATCCATATCAACAATGCAACACGACCAAACTGCTTTGACATTTTTATTTTTTGTTTTATTGTCCAACCATTGACTTACAGGAAGAATAATAACATTCCAATCACTTCCACAACTCCAACACCATTTTTCTGGAAATTTAATATTATCGAAAAAATGTAATTGAAAACCAAAACCTATATAATATGTATTTTTACACCAATTTTCTATCCAACCATAGTTAATCCAGTTATTTTTAACTTTACTATTACTCGCTTCCAATACATTTAGTATTCCCGTTGATTGACAGCAAAGTACTACTCTATCTGCGCTTTTTGTTGTTATTTCATTTGTATTTAAATCTTTTATTACAACACAACTTATTTTGTTATCTTTTTCCAGTAGTCCAACTACTTCTGTATTTTTATAAATATCACCATTATTATCTTTAATTTTTTTTTCAATTAATTCATGCCATTTATTTGTGTCTTTAAACTGATATGGTGTAATTTTTCCGAATTCAACAGCTGATCTCATAAAGTCTTTTAAATTAGTATTATCTGGTCTATCACACAATATTATACATGTCATTTTAATATACTTTTTTGCATTTATATTAAGTGTACTCGTATCTAACCAATCTTGAACTGTTAAATTTTTATCTTTTGTAAATCTTTCCTTAACAATTTTTGATACTATTTTTATAATATCTGATAAATATAAATAATCTAATGCAGCACGGATAACCTTTAACTGCATCTTTATGTAATTTCCATAAACATATGATATTGAATCATTATTTAATCCTAAATCGTTTAAAAGTAATTTAATATTTTCTCGATATACAAGAATTCTTGGTGAATTTTCGCTCCAATAAACTCCTTCTACCCATTGTGAATTCCAAGAACCACCGAGTTGTTTATCTTTCTCTATCAAACATACATCATGTCCCCCATCCACCAAAGCATATCCTAACGATAAACCAGTTGGTCCTCCACCTACTATAACATACTTCATTATACTATAACAATATTATCTTTATAGTATAATTTTATTTACCTAATCTTTGTAAAACATTTTTTACCTAAAGTGATAGATAATCCTACTATCACAGCTATTATTATACTACTTGTTAATGGTACTTGTGCATGATGAACTAACATATGCATTATTTGACCTTTAAACGAAAGATTAGCGGCTCCGTTTGGAGGTTTAATCTCTTCTTGTGTAGCAAAAGGTTTAGCTAGAATTGGTAAAATTAAGTTAATAACAATACCTACCATAACCGAACAAAACAAAAGTTTATCTTTATTTTTCATTATATTAAATATGAATATATTAATTTTTAATGAATTTTGGTTTTGTATGCAAATCATAACCACCTCTCAAAAATCTTAGTTTATTACAGATAAACCCTAAAGGTGCCTTTACGTTCTCATATACCTTTTCAACAAAGTCTATATGTCCTCCCATCTTTTTACATTGCGGCTTTACTTCCGCATCGACCAATAATATCAATTTATCTAACTTCTTTTCTATTATATCTAATCTTTTTTCTAATTCTTCACCCATTAATATATAACCTTTAATTTTTATTTTTATTTTTATTTATATCAGGAAATCTTGTTATTAATTTAGTTTTTGGAAAAAAACTTTTAAAATAACACTTAATCGCTTTAGGCGCTTCAGGCATCACATATTTAGCCTTAACACTATCTATGAAATTAATTTTCAAATTCTTCATTATTTATATATTATAATAAAAATACTTACAATGTTCTAGCACTAGGATCCTTAGTATCACTCCATTTAGGCATCCAATAATACGGAATAACACTGCTCTTGTTCGGATATAAACCATCGAATATACACTTATAATATTGCTGCTCTTTAGTTAGTTCACTTTTTTCAGTAAATAAACCCTGAAATTCCGGCTTATCTAAATGCTCCTGTATAATTGTATACCAAGAACGTGTTTCAGCACTAACTCCATCACTAAATGCCTCCTTTTGTCTAAACAAAACCTCATTCGGTAAAAAAGGAGAAAATGTATTGTCAAATGCATCTCTTACCAATTTCTTCTCTATTTCTCCCTTCTTAAATCTTAGACTTAATGGTAAACCCAAATAGAATGTTACAAACGATTTATCCAAAAAAGGCGTTCTCGGTTCTAATCCCCATGACGATATAGATCTATCGCTTCGCAAAACATCGAAATAACTAATATTCTCTAACAGTCTGCGACATTCATTATCGAATTTTAAGGCGCTGTCACACTTATGAAAATACAAATATCCACCCATCAACTCGTCCGCACCATCCCCATTAAATATTACCTTCGCTTCAGAATTCTCCGATATGTATTTACCAATTAAACAGTTTCCAACACTGGCTCTAACCGTTGTTGTATCATATGATTCGATCCGTCTAATAACATCTGGTATAGCATTCAAAAATTCTGCTTCCGATACAATAATCTCATGATGTTTCGTATTCAAATGAGTGGCCACCATTTTAGCATACTTTAAATCTGGACTGCCTTCCAACCCTATACTAAAAGTTTCTATTTGTTTATCACTTAAACTACATACTATTGACGCTATTAAACTCGAATCTAATCCTCCCGAAAGTAAACAAGCAAGCGGTCTATCAGACAAAAGCCGCTTTCTTACCGATTCTATCAACATCTCTTTTAATAATTCACTAATCATGGTAATGGAATTAATCGTAGGATATGATAACGAAGGTAGATTGAAATATTTATTCAATACTAATGCGTTGTTTTCTAAAATACCGTATGATCCAGGCGGAAATTGTTTAATATCATCCTCGTTAGTCAAATTCGACAACTGCTTTAATTCAGACGCACAATAAAACTCGCGATCATTAAAAAAATAAAACAACGGTCTAACACCCATAGGATCTCTACCACAAATAACCTTATTCTTTCGTACATCTACCAATACAAAAGCAAATACGCCATCCAACTTTTGAATGGTATATTCAATACCAAATTCATTATACAAATCTATTATTATTTCACAATCAGAACCCGTAACAGGAGCCTTGTTTAAGTCCTCATATAAACCTTTGTAGTTATATATTTCACCATTACATATCAAGTAAACACCCTCTTTGTAAAAAGGCTGATTGCTCTCTTCATTCAACCCGTTTATAGCAAGCCGATGAAAACCTATGTTATAGTTTAATTCGTCCGATAGTTTCGGAAAATAAATAAATTTTGTATCATCTGGTCCACGATATGACGCCTTATTAAAGGATTTCTCCAACACTTCTTTACTATGTATCGCCGTTTTCACAAAAAATATACCACACATCAATATTAATACTAATATATTTAGTAATTCTTATACCAATATTACTATTATTATTGATGTCTTTGTGCTCTCAAATACTTTTAATTGATTTTATAAAATAATTTAAATTAATTTTCGTATGTTATTCTATATGCAGATTTTCGTCAAAACTCTTACAGGCAAAACAATTACTCTTGATGTCGAACCAAGCGATACAATTGACAACATTAAACAAAAAATCCAAGATAAGGAAGGTATTCCGCCAGACCAACAGCGTTTAATCTTTGCTGGGAAGCAACTCGAAGATGGGAGAACGCTGTCAGATTACAACATACAAAAAGAGAGCACTCTCCATTTAGTGCTTCGACTTAGAGGCGGTCACTAAATCAATATTGAATTTTAATTTTCAATATAAAAGAGCAACGGCTTTTATGTGGTTCGAGTCCTATGATAGT